TTATTGCTGCTTCTACTTCTGCCTCTGCGGTACGTGGTGGCTCTTACAATATTATATTCTTGGACGAATTTGCGTTCATTCCTAATCATATTGCTGACGAGTTCTTCGCTTCTGTCTATCCTACTATTTCATCTGGTCAATCTACAAAGGTAATTATTGTTTCTACTCCACACGGTATGAACCACTTCTACCGAATGTGGCATGATGCAGAAAGAGAAAAAAATGAATACGTTCCTACAGATGTTCATTGGTCTGAAGTTCCTGGTAGGGATACTAAATGGAAAGAGCAGACAATTGCTAATACTTCTGAACAACAGTTCAAAACAGAATTTGAGTGTGAATTCCTAGGATCTGTTGATACTTTGATTGCACCATCAAAACTTAAAGCAATGGTTTATGATGATCCTGTAAAAAATAATGGAAGTCTATGTATTTACAATGAACCAGATGAAATTAGAGATTATATCATAACTGTTGACGTTGCTCGTGGGGTATCAAAAGATTATTCTGCATTTGTAATATTTGATATTACAACATTCCCATATAAAGTTGTTGCTAAGTATAGGAATAATGAAATCAAACCAATGCTATTTCCATCAGTTATTGAAGAAGTTGCAAGAGCATATAACAACGCTTATATACTTTGTGAAGTTAATGACATTGGGGATCAAGTTGCTTCAATTCTAAATTTTGATCTTGAATATGAAAATATGTTGATGTGTTCAATGCGTGGACGTGCTGGACAAATTGTTGGCACTGGATTTTCTGGAAAGAAAACTCAACTTGGAGTAAAGATGAGTTCGACTACAAAGAAAGTAGGATGTTCAAACCTAAAAACTTTGATTGAAGATGACAAACTCATTATAACAGATTACGATACAATCAGCGAGTTGACGACATTCATTCAAAGAAAACAATCATTTGAAGCTGAAGAAGGATGTAATGACGACTTAGCAATGTGTCTTGTTATCTTTTCTTGGTTAGTTGCACAGGATTACTTTAAAGAAATGACAGATCAAGATGTTCGTAAGCGTATCTATGAGGAACAAAGAAATCAAATTGAACAAGACATGTCACCATTTGGATTTGTAAGTGATGGATTAGATGCACTTGAAGGAGAACTAGATAAGAATGGTGATGTATGGAAAGTTGACGAATATGGGGATAGATCTTACATGTGGGAGTATCATTGATTTTAGAAATGTATAAATAATTTTAGTCTAAAATTAGGGTTACTGCAGGGAGTTTAGAATGGCACTTCAGTTAGCATCTCCAGGTATTCGTGTAAGAGAGGTAGATCTAACCCGTGGCGGCGTAAATGCAACACTAAACGTCGCTGCAGGTATCGCAGCACCTTTTAAAAAAGGTCCTGTAAACGAAATTGTACGCATTACAAATGAAAAAGAATTAGTAGAAGTTTTTGGTGGACCTGGTGCTGGTCTAACTGATTACCACTACGAAAGTTGGTATGCAGCATCAAACTTCCTATCATATGGTGGACAGTTAGATGTGGTTAGAGCAGGTGGTGGAGAATTAAACAATGCAAATGCTGGAGTTGGTATTGCATCAACAACTCTACGTGTTGATAGCTTTGATGATTACGATAACAATCATACTTCTGATAGTTCTTTCTACTGGGCAGCGAAGAATCCAGGAAACTGGGCAGAAAATATTAAAGTATGTGTAATTGATGCTGCTGCAGATCAGAGAATTTCTGGAGTTCTAACAACTGCAGTTGGAGTTGGAGCGACAATTGTTTCTCATGGTCTTCAAGTTGGTTATGCAGTAACTCAAACATTGAGCGGTGTTTCGATCGGTATTGGAACAACAGCAGTAGCAACTGGATACCTAAAGGGTGTTATTGCTGGAGTTGGTGCCAGTTTTGTTGATGTAAAAATTGTAAGTTATGTAAATGGCGGAACAGAAACTAAAGTAGATTATCAGGCGAATTCACTATATCAGTTTACATCTGCAGAAATTGGAATTTCTTCATCAACTCTAGGTGATGTTGGTTTCATGACTGGAACCAAAGCACTAACTGATTGGTATGATCAGCAAAATATTTTAACAAGTGTATCTGATGGTGGAAGTGATCCTGTAACAATTTCTTGGAGGTCTGTTCTTACAAAACCAGGAACAAATTCATACGTTTCGCAAAGAAATGGACGTAATGATGGTCTAAACCTCGTAGTTATTGATGCTGCAGGAGCTGTAACTGGAACTGTAGGGTCAATTTTAGAAAAATTTGGCAATCTTTCAAAAGCAAAAGACGCTGAAGTTTCTCCACAGAAGTTAGTTTACTACAAAGATTATCTTGCTGCAAATTCCGAATACATTTATGCAGGTTTATCCCCAGCAAATTCTGTAGATTCATATTGGGGAACTAGAGCACGTCCATCTGGATTTAGCAGTGGTGTTGTTGCAATTACTGCAACAGCAGGTGCTTGGGGACAAGATGCAAAAGATGTTACATTTGCATCACTAGGTAATGCTGCATATAAATTATCTGGTGGTAAAGATTATCAAGGAATTGGGTATTATGATGCCCCATTAGGTGATCTTCTAAATGCATATGATAAGTTATCTGATCCAGTAAATAGCGACATCAGATTTTTACTTCAAGGTGGTGCTCATAAGTCTAAGGAAGAAGAACAAGCAAAAGCAAATAAATTAATTTCAATTTGCGAAAATCGTAAAGATTGTGTTGCATTTATCTCGCCAAATAGAGATAGCATTGTAAATATTGAAGATACAAGTACACAACTAACAAACGTTTTATCATTCTTTACACCACTCACTTCGTCATCTTACGTTTTATTTGATAGTGGTTATCAATATGTTTATGATCGTTTCAATAAAAGATTTGCATATATTCCTTGCTCAAATGATGTTGCGGGTCTATGTGTAAGAACTGATAGAAATCAGTTCCCATGGTTCTCACCTGCAGGAACAAACAGAGGTTCTCTAAATTTCGCTGTAAAACTTGCATACAATCCAGTACAAGATGCAAGAGATAAATTGTATTCCAATAGAATTAATCCTATCATTGCAACACCAGGTTCTGGAATTATTCTCTTCGGAGATAAAACTGGTTTAACTTTTGAGAGTGCTTTTGACCGTATTAATGTAAGACGCCTATTTATTACAATTGAAAAGGCAATTGAAAATGTGGCTAGAGCACAATTATTTGAACTTAACGATGCTGGAACAAGATCTAACTTTGTAAATGTTGTTGAACCATATTTACGTGATGTTCAAGCGAAACGAGGAGTTAGTGATTTCTTAGTTGTTTGTGATGATACAAATAATACTCCTGATGTGATTGATCGTAATGAATTTATTGCTGAAATCTACGTAAAACCAGCAAGATCGATTAACTTTATCGGTCTAACGTTCATAGCGACGAGAACGGGAGTTTCGTTCTCCGAAATCGTCGGCACCGTTTGATAATAGGAGGACAAAACAATGCCATTACAAAACACAAACATCTTCAATACTCCTAATAATGAAAGAACAATTGACAGTTTCAAGTCAAGACTTGTTCAAGGTGGTGCTAGACCAAATCTTTTCGAAGTAGAAATGAATTTTCCAACAGACGTTGGAATTTTCAATGAGATTGGTGACACTTCATACAGAATGCTTATCAAAGGTGCTCAACTTCCAGCATCAAATATTGCTGAAGTTGTAGTTCCTTTCCGTGGTAGACAACTCAAAGTTGCTGGTGATAGAAGATTTGATCCATGGACAATTACAGTTATCAATGATGGCGACTTTAAACTAAGAGAAGCATTTGAAAAATGGTCCAATTACATCATCAAAGTTTCTGACGGTTCTGGTACAATCAATCCTGCAGATTATTTTGCAGATTGGGTTGTAACTCAACTTGGACGTGCAGAAACTACTCCTGGTCCTGGTTCTCAAAATTCTGCTGGTCTCCCAGTGAAGCGTGTTTATAAGATGTATGGATGTTGGCCAAGTTCAGTTGGTGCTATTGAACTTTCTTACGATAGTGCTGACGTTATCGAAGAGTTTCAGGTAACACTACAAGTCCAGTGGTGGGAAGCATATACAGGTTCAAACGTTGATTCCGTAGTCTGATAAATAGACAAAAGGGATTTTTTATAATAATGGCGAAACTTTTTGGTTTTTCGATTGATGATGAAAAGAAGTCTAAAGGTATAGTCAGTCCAGTTCCTCCAAACAATGAGGACGGGGCTGACTATTATCTTTCTTCTGGTTTTTATGGGCAATATGTAGATATCGAAGGTGTCTTTAAGACAGAATTTGATATTATCAAAAAGTATCGTGATATGGCATTGCATCCAGAATGCGATACTGCAATTGAGCATGTTGTCAATGAAGCGATTGTTTCTGACCTAAATGATAGTCCAATAGAAATTGATCTTGATAATCTTCAAGTAAGTGCTTCGCTAAAAAAAGTAATTAGAAACGAATTCAAATATATCAAAGATTTATTAGAATTTGATAAAAAATCTCATGAAATTTTTCGTAATTGGTATGTTGATGGTAGACTTTATTATCACAAAGTAATTGACTTACAAAAACCAGATGAAGGCATCAAAGAGGTAAGATATATTGATGCTCTAAAGATGAAACTCATGCGAGTTCGTCCTAATGATAAAAAAGCGTTGCCAGCAAGACCTTATAATGAAGATGTAACTACTACTAAAGATGCTGATGTAGTAGAATTTTACACATACTATCCAGAAGGTGTTGCACAAAAATATGGATCAGTTGCAGGTAAGGGGATAAAAATTGCAAAGGATGCAATCTGTCATGTTTCTTCTGGTCTTGTAGATAGAAATAAGCATCTCACACTTTCATATTTACATAAAGCGATCAAAGCACTCAATCAACTTCGTATGATTGAAGATAGTCTTGTAATTTATAGAATGTCTCGTGCGCCAGAACGCCGTATCTTTTACATTGATGTTGGCAATCTTCCAAAAGTAAAGGCAGAACAATATCTTCGTGATGTTATGAGCCGTTATCGTAACAAACTTGTTTACGATGCAAACACTGGTGAGATCAAGGATGATAGGAAGTTTATGTCAATGCTAGAAGATTTCTGGTTGCCTAGACGTGAAGGTGGACGTGGTACAGAAATTTCTACACTTCCTGGTGGACAGAACCTTGGAGAATTGACAGACGTTGAATACTTCCAGAAAAAACTTTATAGATCACTAAATGTTCCAGATAGTAGAATTGGATCTGATAGTGGTTTCAATTTAGGTCGTTCATCAGAAATTCTTCGTGATGAATTGATGTTTAGTAAGTTTGTTGGTCGTTTGAGAAAACGTTTTAGTGCTCTATTCCTAGATCTTCTAAAAACACAACTTATTCTAAAGAATATTGTAACGCCAGAAGATTGGGATCAAATGGCAGAGCACATTCAATTTGATTATCTTTATGATAATCATTTTGCAGAACTAAAAGATACTGAATTGATGAATGAGCGTCTCAATCTTATGGTTGCTATTGAACCTTATATTGGAACATATTACTCTAGAGATTATGTAAAGCGTAAAGTTCTTCGTCAAACTGATGAAGAAATTATGGAAATGGAAGAGGAAATGGAAAGTGAAAATGAAATGGGTATTGGTGTTCCATTAGAAACTCAAAATGCAATTATGCAAGGTCAAATGCAAAATGATCTTGGCATGAGGCAAACTGAACCAGATCTTGATAAAAAGAAAGATGGTGGATCAACAGAAGCACCATCAATAAACATCAAAAAAGCTAAGATATAAATAAATACAGGCATTTTTACAAATTATGGATTCTGCAGAATTAGTTGATATGGTAGTTTCTGATGCTCCGTCATCAGAAGTTTCCGATTACATCAAAAGTCTTTTGTTTGCAAAAACAAGTGAAAAGGTTGATGCTCTAAAACCAGAAGTCGCTGCTGGTTTATTTGGGGCAGAAATTGAGACTGAAAATGAAGATGAAATCGAAACCGAAGAGGAAGAATGAGCGCATCACAACCATTAACTCTTGTAAATGATATTGGAGAACTTACATCCAATAATACAACTTCTAAAAATAGTGAGCCATTTATAATTAGAACAGGTGTTTTATATGTTTGTTGCAGTGATGCTGGAAAAGGTGGGCATATTGGAATTTGTAATACTACTTCAGATCCTGCTGGAATTAGTTCATTTCATGTAAATCCCAGTACTGAATTATTGTATAGGTATGCCCATCCTGCTCAAGCAGTTGTAACTGGTATTCAAACTGGATCAACTACAGTTCTAACTCTAAATCATCCAGATACTAAACTTAGAGTTGGTAACAGAGTTACCTTAATAGGTTCATCTGTTGCTGCATATAATAATGCAATTATTCATAAAGAAATTACAGCAATTTCTACTCCACAGCAATGGAATGATTATAAACAAACAATTACATTGAATGTAAATACAACTGGAATTGTTACTGCATTTACTGGAATTGCAACAGCTGCTAGATCTGTTGTGTTTGTAATGTCACCAGAAACAGGATCAGGAGCAACAATGCATCTTCACGAGGTTCAATTAGGATGAAACTAATTTCCGAAGAGATCGAAGCAGTAGAAGTTATTGCCGAAGAAAAAAACGGCAAGAAAACTCTTTACATTCAGGGTCCATTCCTTCAGGCTGAAGTAGTCAATCGCAACAAGCGTTGCTATCCACTTCAGACTATGATGAATGAAGTAAAGCGTTATACTGAAAACTTTATTGATAAAGGTCGTGCTCTTGGGGAATTAGGACATCCTGATGGTCCACAAATCAATCTTGATCGTGTGTCACATAAAATTGTTACTCTAACACAAGAAGGAAATAATTTTATTGGCAAAGCACAAATTCTTAGCACACCAATGGGTAAGATTGCATCTTCTCTTATTGGTGAGGGTGTAAAACTAGGAGTTTCTTCTAGAGGAATGGGATCCATCTACATGAGAGATGGTGTCAATTATGTTGGTGAAGATTTCATGTTAGCAACAGCTGCAGATATTGTAGCAGATCCTTCTGCTCCTGATGCGTTTGTTGACGGCATTATGGAAGGTAAAGAATGGGTATGGGATGGTGGAGTACTGCGTGAGCTTCATTGTGAGCAAGTAAAGAAGACAATAAATACTTTAGTAGATCAGGACATTCTAGAGGCAAATAAACTACGTCTCTTTGCAAACTTCCTATCAAATCTATAATTTATAAATAATAACAGAAATTCTAGGTATTCTCGGAAAGAAAAAATGACCGTTAATAACGAACTACATGAGATGGAAAACCAGGTAACCCGTGGTGCTAAGTCTGCCGATCCAATGCCAAAGGCACCTAACTATGTACCTGACGCTGGTTCTATCGAGAATCTTGGCGGTCCAACTCCTCAGAATTCAAAACCAACTGATGATAGCAACAAGATGAAGACACCTTCTGCATCTTTTGCACAATCGGGTGATGTTCAATTCAAAGGTGCTTCTGGAAAAGTACAACTACCTGGTCCTGCTGCTCTAAAAGCAACTGGATATGGTCGTGGTGCTAATGAAGAAGTTGAGCAAGAAGAAGAAGTAATCGCTGAAACCGAAGAACTAGAAGATCAGGTTGAAGAGGAAATTGAAGAAGAAGAGGAAGAAGAGGAACTAGATCTTGAAGAAGATGTAAAAGCACTTCTAGAAGGCGAAGAACTTTCCGAAGAATTCCAAGATAAAGCAAAAACAGTTTTTGAAGCAGCGGTTCGTTCTAAGATTGCTTCTCTAAAAGAAACACTTGAGAACCGTTATGCTTCAGCTCTTGTTGAGCAAGTAGAAGCGATCAAGGGCGAACTAACCGAGCGTGTTGATTCATATCTTGAGTATGTTTCTAATGAGTGGATCAACGAAAACGCACTACAGGTTGAGACAGGACTAAGAGGTGAACTCTCGGAGTCCTTCATGACAGGTCTCAAAAACCTTTTTGAAGAACATTATGTAGAAATCCCTGAAGAGAAATATAATGTTCTTGAGGCTATGGTCGAGAAACTTGATGAAATGGAGACAAAACTCAACGAACAGATTGATACCAATATTGCTCTAAACAAGCGTTTATCGGAATCTGTTTCGGACAACATC